CCTGGAAGAACTCACCGGGATTCGTTCGCGGATCAGAGCTAGGCGCGATCAGCGGGCGGTTCTGCACGGCTGGGCCTTCGCCCAACTCCGGCAGTTTATCGCGTACAAAGCCGCACTCGCCGGGGTTTCCGTGATCTTTGTCGATCCCCGGAATACGTCGCGCGAGTGTTCTCAATGCGGCCATGTCGATAAACCGAACCGTCCCTCTCAATCCGTTTTCTCCTGCCGGCAATGCGGTTTCACCGAAAATGCCGACCTTAACGCTGCTCTCGTCATCGGGAGCAGGGCCAAAGTAAACTGGCCATACGTGCCGTGTGCCGCTTCAGGCGGCTTGCAGTCGCAGGCACAAAGCTACCGGCTTTCAGCCGGATAGTTGTTTACCTAAATCTCCTCCGCGCTGACACCCCAGGTCAGCGCAAAACGAATCAGGCTACTTAATGCCCAGCGTTCTACAATTCTACAATGATGCACTCTCCGATGCCGGGATCATCCAGCCCAACCAGACGGCATCGGGGCCGAACATCGACTTCACGCACCGCCGTTTCGACGACATGGTGCGCACCTGGTCGAAGATCCGGGAGCGTTTGTTCTTTATTCCGGCTGCCAATTACACACTGCTCGCAAATACCGGGGCATATCAGATCGGGCCCGGCGCGGCGCAGTTCAACACGACGCCCGTGCCGCCCGCGACGGTATCGCCTTACACGCGGCCGGTTTTCATTCAGTCCGCCCAGGTGATCGTAGGCAACGCGCGCAAGTTTCCGCTGAACATCCTGACGAGGCCGCAATGGGACGTGCTTCAGACCCAGACGCTCCAAGATCCCGACGGCCCGACCGATCTGTTCTACGATTTCAATCATCCCATCGCAACCATCTACGTGGCTCCGGTGCCGGGAGGCGCAACCTGGGCGGCAGGACAGCAGTTGATCCTGAGCCAGTGGAATCCGCTCAAAGTCTTCTATCCGGGCGACGAACAATTGCTGGTCGAGAACTATTACCCGGAGTCCTATTTCCTTGCGCTGCGCAAAGGGCTTGCGATTCAATTATGCGATGCCTACCGGATGCCGGTTTCTCAGCAACTGCTGGGTGTATTCCAAGGCGCAATACAAGCCATTGAGAACGATAACAGGGATAAAGTCACGGGAGCGTTCGGACCGTCACGCACATTAGAATCTCCGACTAAAGGAGATGGAATGATGACACCGGGAGTTCCTCCGCAGCAGGTACAAGCTCAGTGAATAGAAGTTTGATGCGTCTTGTGCCGTACTGGATTAACGGCACGGGGAAGAGGAACGGCGTTACCGGGCTTTGCGTTTATGAGTGCCGCAGCCAGCGAGTGAACAGAAGTGCGGTCAGGATAAACGTAAACAGGTAGAGACAAGACATAACGAAACTGGCGGCCTGGTAGTAGAAGACGCGATTAAACGGCTCCCACGTGCCTTTGAACCGGTTCCAGAGTTCGTGCCCCGAAGCCGTTCCGTTATGGAAATCACTATAAGTTATCCAATACTGCTTGCAAGCGGCCTTGTGGTCGCTGAGGGCCTGGTGCCATAGAATTGGAGCGATCAGGATCTCTTTAACCGTCAATCGGCCACCTCCGCGAGATAATAATGCCGCTCTTGGTGATCATAGGTAGGCCCCGGATACTCAACCCGGTCCTCGGCAGTCGCGACTCGGACGATGCGAATGGGAGGATTGCTGCCTAGTTGAACAATGGTTCCAATCTCGATGTAACAACTCGATCCGACCACGAAGCGCGATTGTGAAAACACGTTCTCCGGTTCGTTTCCTATGGGATCGTAGTGGATCACTGGCGACGGTTTCGATGTTTTAGCGTCCGCACTCATGACCGTACCCTCCTCGATAACCCGTTTCCGAACGCGGCGCTAATCCAGTGCGCCGCAAGACGGATCAGGCTTCTCAAGTTTACCTGATTATTATATATGTCTACCATAACAGTCCAGCAGCTCTTCTACGATGCCTATGCCGATGCAGGCTTAATCGCATTCGAGCAGACTGGATTGAATCCAGACCAGGTAGCGGAGTGCCAGCAGATTTACAATCGCTTCATCGATTCTCTGCAGTTGGATGGAATGACGTGCTCCCACGTGGCAAGGCTGCTCTTTCCGATCACGCCATCCAAAGGCATCTACACGGTAGGACCGAACGGCGATTGGGACCCGGCGCAAGGCACGACGCTCGCCGGAGTCGCCGGCCAGATCGCCTCGAACTATCCGGTGAGGATCGAACGGGCCAGCGCGGTCGTGACGACGGAGCCGAACTTCCTGGGGCCGCCCGAGTATCCGATGCGGATGCTTTCGATCGACGAATACCAGTCCTGGATCTTGAAGCAGCAGACGTCGAACTGGCCCTGGTGCGCCTACTACGAACCGGCCTTCCAGTCTTCGGGCGGCCTCGGCATCCTGCACCTGCTCTACGTGCCGACCGACGCCGATCAAGTGGCGCTCTATCTCGAAGAGACGCTCGCCCAGATCGACGCCACGCAGGATGCGCCCGTGATGTTCCGTCCGGGCTACTACGACATGATCGCTTCCAACATGGCGGTCAGGATCGCGGCGCGGCATCCCGATAAGGCCAATCTGAGCGATATCACGCGAGAGCTGGCGCGCAGTTCGCTGAGTTTAGTGCGGATGGCGAATAACCGGCCTTTGAGCAGGGCGAATGATATGGCGAACCGGTGGGGAGACCGAAGGAACGTTTATTCCGGAAATCGTTACGGGCAATGAGTTTACGTATTCTTGCGCCGCACTGGATTAGCGGCGCGTTGGGGAGTATTCTGATGGCATGAAGACTCTCTTCGCCTTATCCGTCCTGATCGGGGCGCTCCTGGCAGTGAAGCTCGGCCTCGATATAGAATCGCAGATCCACTTCATCGTGGCCAGAAAGAGCGGCTCGTATATTTTCGACGGCACATCGGGATTTTCCACTTCCACTGCATCAGCAAAAAAGTCCGAGCCGAAGCTCATCGAAAGCAAAGTCGTTCCGGCGCCTCCCGACGGACCTCCGTCCGAATTCCAGGCTGGGCCGTGGATTTACCGCATCGTCTACGTAGCTCATGGCTACTTGCAGAGCCAAAGCGCCCTAGCGCAGTCAAGCACCGACGATCACTGGATCGCACTCGACCGGATTCGGAACCGTAACGAAGTCCGGGGAGACGTGATGCACGAGCTGATGCATATCGCGCTGGAATTGGGCGGCGGGAGAAAAACACGAAGCTTCACCGATCCCGACGACGACTTTATAACCCCGGCGGCGGATCAGTTGCGCGATATCCTGACCGATAACCCGGCTCTGCGGAAGTGGCTGTTCGCTCCGGTATCGAACTAAACGGAGTTAATTGCCATGACCCAGCAACAATGGGATGAGCGGATGGAGCTGCTGGCGGCCTGTTGCATTTCCAGCGATATGTGCAAGCTAGTGCATAACCGAACTGGCAAATGGGTGCTGGTCGCATTCGGAATGGAACAGGACGCTGGCATCATGACCGGCGATGCATGTTCGCCCGAATTGCCAGGCGGACCCGCAGTGCTCTTGCGCTGGGGAACCAGGGAGGCTCTGCTGCGTGAGTTAGGTTTAGAAGGGCTTCGCGAAGAGCTTCGCGGAGAAGACCGCTGGACGGTAAAGAAGATTGTTGCCGATGCCATTCTAGATCGGGTGCTGGCAGGCACGTGGGACACATCGAAAGACTCGCCCCGATTAGCCGATGCGGAACTGATCGTCACCGAATAGCGGGGTACTCCTGGCCTCACCCGATCCCCGGCGGCGCGTCCTGGGGCTTCCTAGCGCGTAGTTTTCGCCCGAAAACAGCCGAAAACGCTCTCAAGCGCGATTTTCGATGATTTATAACACCACGCTCGCGGCCGCCTGCGGCCTGGACGACGAGCAGGTGATCGTGTCGAATCCGGCAGGCATCCAGGTGCTTTCGCCCAACAAAACCAACCCGACGTACCTGTCGGTAGATTCGAGCGTTTACTTCGAGTACATGCTGGTCGACGAAGGCTATGAAGAAGGGAGTTCCATTGTCCCGGTAGTCAGAGGATTTAATGGAACTATCGGAGTAGCACACGCAGCCGGAGTTCCGGTGCAAATATCGGATTATATTTCTTCTGGACCATTCGTTTTCGACTAATTACAGGAGCAGTTTCTTTCTTGTGCCGAACTGGGGTTTCGGCACGTTGGGAATTCCGGCGAGTGACCAGACTGCGAGAAGATAAGCATATGGACAAATCCAGCATACCGGAGCGAGTCAGTCTCGGAAGCGAATACGATCTGGGACGCAGGAAATTTACACACGTCGTACCGCACAGACTTTCAGTCAGAGACGAGCGCTACCTGCGGTACTTGTGGGCGATGAAGCCTGCGCTAAAAACGCGCATCATCAAGGACTCGATCTGGTATTTGAAACACGGCGGATGTTCTGAGGGTGCTGATTGAAGACTGCCTCGACGGTGCCCGACAAAGTTTCCAAAGCCGAGGCCGGGTACGTCTGCACCCCGGGCTGTAACTACCTGTGCGGCGAATGCCAGTTCCGCAAGGGGGAATCCCAGTGCGCGTTCTTCGGGCCGGCGGCCGGGATCAGCTTCACCGAGGGTTCGTGCAACGCCTGGAAATCCGGCGATCCCAAAGGCGTTCCGTGGCTCAAGCCCTATTACGGGTTCGCGGAGCTAGGCTATGCCGAGAATAAGAACGGATTCGGCTGCAAACGCTGCGAGCATTTTGGAGCCGGGAAGAACGACTGCGAGAAAGTAGACCGCAAATCGCCGGGGTTAACGCCGGGAATTATTTCAGCGGAAGCATGCTGCGATTTCCAGAAGCCGGATAAAGAACGCGCGCAAATGACGGACGGGAAGCTGGTGCAGATTCTCAAGGCTTCGCCGGGGGATCGGGTGCTGAGGTTCCGCTAACGGGCATCTAGTGGAAGCCTCGCGCTAAGAACGGCTAAAGTAAAGCACGCTTCCGATCAAAAGCAGAACATCCCCCACGCTGGCCATTCCTATGCCCACGGGAATGATGTCGCAAAGAAATTTTAGGCGCGTCTCTTTCGTGAACGGACAATGCCGCTCTGTGATCCCCACATGGCCGCGCGCGGGCATCTTTTTGCCGTTTGTGTAGACTGCTAACATATTGCAAAAGCCGGCCCCGATAATAAGCCAGACCTCTGGGTGGCCGCGCACCGTGGCAATGGCGATTAGCCCGGGCAGAAACATCAACATCGCGAATGTTCGCCACCAAAGCCGGTCTTTTTTGCGCCACATAGCCTCAGTCTAAACCGAATCATGACCGGACGGCACGGTCATACCTCCGAATCCCAGGGTGCCAAAACCCCAGTTTGGCACAAGAAGCAGTAAGCCTCTGAAGTTCCAATGCCCCTGCAAGCCATTCCCGGTTTCGTCAATGGTTCATATAATTCTCGTGCGCGAGGTGTATCTGCCTGCAGAACCGTGAATATGCGGGTGGAGCAGAACGAAGATCCCAATTCCAAATCTCCGGCCACTTTATTTCCAATCAGCGGCAAAAAGTGGTTTGCCACGCTGAGCGGTCCCATCGTAGGGGCCTGGTCCAACCGGTACCGCACCTTCTGGGTGGCAACCAACGGGACGGGAAGCGCCAACGTCTACGAGGTCTTCGAGGATGGAACGAACAAGCTGTACGGCCAGGTCGCGCTCGGGGGCAACCCGGCGACCATGCGGGCCAACGGATCGCAATTATTGATCTGCAGCGCGGGAAACGTCTACATCGCGACCGGAACCGCGATCTACCAGCCGATCGTCAACTACACCTCGGGACTTGCGAACATCGACGGAGCCACTATGACGTGGAGTTCCAGCTTGGCCGATTCGACCATGTTCGGCGATGTGCAGCCGGGGGATCTGGTCTTGCTGCCTCCAAGCGCTCCCGGCACACCTGGCTCCGCGGCGCCGTATGTCTTCACCGTAGCCTCGAGGGATAGCGACACGCAAATTACGCTCACCGAAGACGCCGGGGTGCTGAACAACTACGCTTACCAGATCGGCGCGGGACCCACGTCGCTGCTCACGGGCGTCATGGCCGAGTACATCGACGGCTACTTCATCGTCAACGTGCCGAACACCATCACCTTTCGCATTTCGCATCTGTTCGACGGTTCGATGTGGGACGCGCTCGATTACCAGTCGAAGTCGGGCTCGGTGGACGACATCTCGGGGATACTCTCGTTTTCGGGCTATCTGGCGCTGGTCGGGGATACCAATTCCGTCGAAATCTGGGGGGATTCGGGCAATGCGCAGTTTCCGTTCGCGCGCGTTTCCGGGCAATCGCTGAACGTCGGGACGGAATCTCCCTGGTCGCTCCAGAAACTCACCACCGGAGCCGTGATCTGGCTCATGGAATCGTCGAACGGCGGCCGCCAGGTGGTCCGGTCGCTCGGCGGGGCCCCCACGCGCATTTCAGACCACGGCATGGAATACGCCATGCTCAACTACCCGAGGGTGGACGATGCAATCTCCTCGACCTACGTCGAGAGCGGCCACGAATTCTACCGGATCGACTTCCCGACGGCCAACGCCACCTGGGAGTACGATTCGACCAGCGGAGTCTGGGTCGAGTTAGGCGTCGAGACTGCGGAAGACGAAGTGTATGGCTGCGACACGGGCCGCTACCGGGTGCATGTGACCTGGCCTTCCGGGACGCCCATGAACCTGGTGGGAGATTATTCGAGCGGCAACATCTATCAGGTGTCGCCCAAGTTTTTGGACGACAACGGCACCGACATCCCGGTCATGCGGATCGCGCCGCACTTAAACACCGCTCTCGACCGGCTGAACGAATCGGCTTTCGCGCTCGACTGCGAATTAGGGACTGTCGATCCAACCCTGACGGGCTTGGACGGCAAGCCGCTGATTCCGATGGTCTCGCTTTTTTATTCGAACGACGGGGCCCGGACCTGGACTAATGCGGGCGCGGCTTCGCTCGGAAGAGCCGGAGAATACGAAGGAACGTACCTGACCGAAGCCGAACAGTTCGATATGGCTCCCAATTCCCAAACCAATCCGCAAGCGTTCGAGCCGCTTCCTTACTGGCCTGCTCTGGGATCGTTCTGGATCTCCAGGACATTAAAGATTAAATCGACGGCTAAGGAATTACGGGCAGTCTATAACGGATTAGCGAGTGTCACGAAGTAAACAACTAACCGGCTGAAAGCCGGCAGCTTTGTGCCTGCGACTGCAAGCCGCCTGAAGCGGCACGCGGCACGTATGGCCAGTTTACTTTGGCCCTGCTCCCGATGACGAGAGCAGCGTTGAGGTCGGCGTTTTCGGTAAAACCGCATTGCCGGCAGGAGAAAACGGATTGAGAGGGACGGTTCAGTTTATCGACATGGCCGCATTGAGAACACTCGCGCGAAGTATTCCGGGGATCGACAAAGATCACGGAAACTCCGGCGAGTGCGGCTTTGTACGCGATAAACTGCCGGAGTTGGGCGAAGGCCCAGCCGTGCAGAACCGCCCGCTGATCGCGCCTAGCTCTGATCCGCGAACGAATCCCGGTGAGTTCTTCCAGG